GTATTCTTTCTCGCCTATACGGGGCGCCCGTTTCCTTAGGGGAAATAAAACCAGTTCCAAAACCGGTGTTTGCGTAATATTTGAACTCCGACTCATCATTGAATAAAACTTTTGTAAAGTCTGAATCTCTCTTGAACGGAATAAGTTGTGCAATCGGGGTATTGTACTTCAGCGTAAACGGCCTATCCCCCGTCAAGTTCAAAACAACATTTATTGCGTGGTAAAAGTCTGTGTGGACAATTGCTGGTACCACAGTGTAGTCTTCGCTAGGTTCCCAGTAGCAAGGAATTATCAGCGTCGACCATCCGGGAGCAGTCTCCATTCTCCATGGATTTACCAACTTTGGATATTGCCCTGTCTCAATCTTTCGCACACTCGTCATGGGGCACTCACCAGTGGATTGGTAATTAAATCCTGATGCCTGCCCAATTGGCGTAGGCTGTCCACCTGTTATTGCTGGAGGATGAAAGTCATCTGCACCAGTTTCCCATGCGCCGTTACCGTCTGGGCGAAAACGATAGTTGGTCCACATTGGAAGAGTAACGCCAGCCGTAAGAAGGTCAATGGTGCCAACGCATTTCCGTAAGGCTGCTCCCTCTTTGCTAACACGCTTAAACCAGTTTGGTAAATTTGCTGTGCTATTTGCAAAAGGAGCAGACTCCATCAACCTATTATCTGTTGGGGTAAAACGTATCTCTCCTGGTTTGACTTTGTGTTTCTTGCTCATTTTAGTCCCACTCCTCATCTATCAGTTTGATTTCCTGCAATGCTTGAGCATGGTCAACTAATACATGGTCGTGTCTATCGTGCTTGTAATCGCCTAATTGTTTGTCTATAGGTCCACGCAAGTTGAGCGACTCGATTGCTCTTGTGCATGCATCTATGCTAATAATTCCCTGCCCTTGCCCAACATGTATCAAGTGAGGAGCACTAAACATTTCTCCGTGATTAGCGGTAAAATCATATCTACTAGGTGGACGTTCAGACCATAACTCAATTATTTCTTGCAATTCTGAGTTGACTGGCATGTGAAACATTTCCTGCCAAAACTTTGAATCTTGCCTATCGCTGTAGTAGTGCATTCGTATCATTGTCAAGATATTACGCATCATCTCATGCGAACTCTTATTGTAGTGTTTTTGAGAAGCGGTGTGCGATGGAAGATACGACGCAAGATACGGAATAGCATTTCGCACCTGTTGAATTGTAGAACCAATGCTGGTTGCTTCTAATGGTTCTACAAACGAAGAAGCCAAACCCACAGCAATGCAATTCTTTTGCCAAGGCTCTTTAAGATGCCCAGCGTCAAACTTGATTACTCTTGGGTCATCAGGAAGTTTGTACCCTGACATTTGTTCTGCTTCCCGAACAGCCTCTTCTACCGAGATAAAGGCATCACAAAAAACATAGCCGTTACCTCTTCGTTCCTGTGTCGGTATTTCCCACATCCACCCAGAAGATGCTGCACGAGCACGGGTGTACGGACGAATTTGTCCATTGGGGTCGCTCTCTGTTGGGAAAGGTATGGCTGAGTTGCAAAGCAAAAACTCACTAAAGGAATTCCACTCTACATTGCCGATTTCATTAATTAAAACTTTATTAAAACCAGAGGCATCAAACCAAAAATCAGCTTCAATTATGTCGCCTTGTTGGGTGCGCACCGAACTGATGAGCCCGTCTTCGTCTTTTGTGACAGATTCAAATTCTCCATCGACAAACTTGATGCTTCTTTTAAAAGCCAATTTCGTAAAGTACTCATTAAGCTTAATTGTGTCAAAATGAAACTGATTAGTGTTTTTGTGTAGGTTTTCTTTTCTGATTTTATTTCGCACCATGCCGACAGTTGATGTTTGGCTTGTCAACATTTTCCCAGACTCAATAATTCCCATATATCCCGCAAAAAGGCCGTGACAAAAAATGTCATCCACATGACCCACGCTATGAAAGTAGTCCTTTGTATGTGTTGTCCAATTTTCGTAACGAATTCCGTATTTGTGGGTAGCCAATGTCTCTATCAACATTTCCTCAAGGGGGATGTCGACTAACTCCATGAGCTGTTTCCAGTGCTCTGTAGAGCCTTCACCTACCCCAATAATGCCAATCTTGGAAGATGACAATACTGTTATTCTACAAGCAGGAAAGGCCCTACGTAAAATGAGTGCAGTTATTAATCCAGCAGTACCAGAACCTACTACTCCAAAGTTTTGTATACGGTTTCTCATTGGGCTCCCATTATTGATACCAAGTAACAAGTGAGTACTTTACACCCTTGGTTACAGGGTGTGCAATATGTAGATATGGGAAGTTTGATGGGAACATCAGAACCCTTCCGCATACTGCTTCGACAGTAACATCAAAATGCGGAAACTCCAATTGACCACCCTCTTCTGGCGTGGCTAAAAATGACACCATACTATAAACCCTACGGTTGTCTGGGCCGTGGTCATAGTGTGGTTTGTATTCAGATTGTTCTAAATACTTTAAAAGAGAGTACGCTTCATGCATGGCGCTTGAAAGTAAAAATTCATACCTGTAGTCTTCCGAGACTTCTTCAATAGGCCCACGAATTTTTTCTGTAAAAAACTGCGACAATTCAGTTTCTGGGTATGGCTTCATTAGCGGGATGAGAGTGCAATTTAAAGAAGTTCTATGCGATGTTGATTTTCCAGCCCCCACGGTAGAGCCGTCCCATGATAATTCTGACCAGTCGGAGTCTGTTTCTTTTTCTAGTTTTTGCAAAAACTTGCTTGCGTTATTTTCGGTAAAAACATCTTCGTAAAGCGATATGCATGTCCCCAGTTTCGTGTGTTTCATATTACGGTAAACTCTCCCTCGTAGTAGGCATCGTTGTTGTCGGCAGCAATGCGAAACCGATGCAATCCTAGCGTGAGGTGTCGTGAACGAAACATAAGCAGATTTTTTGTTCTTACCGTTGGTTTTATAATTTGGGTAAAAAAGTTTAAGTCCATTACTTCCATATGAGTATCCTTTGGAAAGTCTACAAATTCATTTGTAATGTCCACTTTGTGTATGAAGCCTGCTCTTACCTCATCCATACAGTCGGCAATGTCGTTTTCCGGAAATGACATAATACAGATTTTATCAATACCCTTTTCCATGCGAATTGCCAGTTGAGACTTTCTTGACAATTCCGTTGCCTCATCTGGTACATCCCTCATACTAAGTGGGACGCAAACAAACCGTTTCATTCAATCTCGGCTACTTTTCTGTTAATCAATTCCACGCTTTTCAAGAGAGTTTCTAGTCTCTGTTGCTCGCCTATGAGAATTTCAGCCATAGTATAGTTTTCTGGGTCAAAAGTATCTGGGTCAATACCTGAACGAAGAAGCAAATGGTAAATCTCTGATTTAACATTTGCTAAACTGCTTTGCAGTATATAGTTTTTTTGTTGTGCACTTATACCGTAGTCCATGTTTGTCTCCTCTATGAGTTGATGAGTAAGTATGCCGAGCCAGTGGTAGCACCTACAGTACCATATGACCCTGCTGTTGTATCGTATACAATTGTATTAGCAACGGCATCTGATACAACCAATATCGCACCACCGCCTCCGCCTCCACCGTTTGCTCCAGTTGCTCCTGTTGCCCCAGTTGCTCCTGTTGCTCCAGTTGCTCCAGTTCCACCAGTTCTTGCTGGTGCTCCTGCGCCTGTGTTTACACCGTCGTTTACTCCGCCAGCACCGCCTAGATAGTGTGCAGAAGCATCTGGGTTAGCGCTACTCGTAGTGTGGTGATGGTAATCAGCCTGGGAAGTAGGCAAAGTAGGTGCATGCGTGTGTGTATGCCCTGGATGTCCGAAATGAAAATGGGTATGCCCATCGTGACCACCGAAAGAGCCGTGATAATACAGGTTGTGGTGGTGTCCATTGCCTGATGGTTCAGCATGACTGTGGTGACCGTTTGGTTTTTTATGGTCGTGTAGCGGATAATGCTGCCAGGACCCATACGCATGGATATAGTGCGGGAACCACGCATGCCAGTAATGCCCATCCCAGTGATGTACGCCACCATGTGGACCATCATTGTGTGGATGATGGAAGTGTCCCCCGTGATGCCAGTGAGAATCTTCAACCTCACCAGAGCCTATAAATTTACCAAAATTTTGATGCCTATGCGGTTTTACTGCATGACCATGTCGGTCAGAGTGTCTTGTCGTATGGTTATGGTGATTATGTGTTCTAGGGGCGTGGCTTACATGTGGGGCAACATGGTGGTGGTCTGTGCGAGTAGGTGCAGCCGCTCCGTTTGCACCGTTTGCTCCTTTGGGTACGTGTGTTCCAACAGAACCAGAGCTTCCAGCAGAACCAGAACTTCCAGGACTTCCAGCAGAACCAGAATCACCGTGACTACCAATAGAGATTATCTTTCCCGCTCCCAAGATTGTCTTGGCAACCACAAGAACTACTCCTCCACCATTTCCTCCTGAACCTCCCGCCCCACCAGCACCTCCAGCACCGCCTGCCCCTCCAGTACCTCCTGCTCCGCCTGGGGCGGTAGGGTTTGCTGAACCATCTGCTCCAGGATTGCCTTTTCCTCCAGGTGCATTGACCGTACTTGCGCTAGGTCCGTACCCTCCATTAGAGCCAACAGCGCCCGCCTTGCCAGGCCATGATGCTGGGGTTGTACTCGGTGTTCCCGTATCACCAGTAGCACCAGAAGCACCAGAGGCACCTGTTGCGCCCGTAGCACCAGCGTTTCCTTTTGAGCCACCACCCACGGGAACGATTGTCCCAGTGGTGTCGACCATGATTCCCGAAAGCATCATATTTATGTTTTTGTACAAATACGAAGGCAGTTGTGGAATAGTGGGAGCCGATGCTCCTCCACCTTGACCACCTGCTCTGTATGTTATTACACCCTGCGAATGACCCTTAACTGTTCCGTCTGTAACAACAGTGGCTGAAGGACTGACAGTTTCACCAGAAACGGAACCTATCCCCATGTGTCCATCCAGCATCAACGTGTTTCTGACGAACACCCTAAATCCGTTTGTTAGCAATACCCCTGATGAGGTAATTGTTAGCGAATTATAAAACATGTCTGAAGTCAAGGTAACGACCGAGGAAACCGTGACATCACCATCAATTCCCAAACCATATACGGAATCGTTTGCTGCTCTTGCAACACTTTTTTCTATTCGTAAGATTGGCATATCACACCTGCGACATGTAGTGGACGGTGCCTGCGTTTTGCCCAGTCACATCAGTAGTAATTCCAGCGGCCAATGCTTCGGCAGAAGATACAATAAGAATCACGCCACCTCCAGCAGGAGCAGTTCCTGGAGCTTTGATATAAGCAGTACCTGTTGCTGGCCCAGAAATGTAACGAGCAGCAATGATGATTATTCCTCCACCTGCTTGACCTAGCGCACCTGCTCCTCCACGAAGAAATTCTGGTCCACCTGCAGCAGTTATTGAATAACCAGTTACTGCTTGACTAGGAACTTTAAAATAGTTAGCACCGCCAAGTGCAGCAGTCGGGAGTGTTGATAGGTAGCCAGTTGCCGCACCACCCAAAGAATGAGAAACTGCTTCCAGTATTCCTCCACCTTGCTTAATTGAGCCGGCAGTAGAAAATCCAGTCGTGTAGCCAATTATGGAGTTGGCTCCCATGAACTTCAATGTGCCTTTAACGAATATTCGAGACCCGTTAGGCGCAAGACGAACGCTCGCATTAATCGTCAAATCATTTAAATACAAATCCCGTGTCATGGAATAAACACTTGAAGAAGGAGCCATGCTTAGAACTGTTGTGGTTCCGTCTAGTACAGCATCACCATCAGCACCAGTTCCGTAAACAGAATCAACGGCTTCGTTGTAATAGGAGTTCCATACCACTCCATCCCATTGCCAACTCTTAGAGCCAACAGTGTAAATCTGGTTTACATACGGAGAAGCAGGAAAAGTAATTGCCGCCATTACTCAGATGCCCATTCTTCTGCGGTATTGCCTTCAGCAACCCACGCAAGATATTGTTGATAGTCGGTGTTGGCAAGGTCAAGTGGAATCCAGCGCACTGCATCATCTGTCGTTTGAACAATCACTTGTTCGGGACCATCCACAAAAATAGAATATGTCATAATTCACTCGTCGCTTCCCAATGACCAAGCGTTTGACCACCCTGCCACGCATAACCACCATCAGATTGATTTACCGTAAAAGCCTTAGTAGTCGTATTGATAACACTTGCCGCACCTGCATAACCTGGTGCTGCTTGTGGACTAGAGATAACAGCCCACGCACCAACACCACCTGCCTGTGTCCATAATGACACCGTAGGATTTGCTCGTTTAAGCGTTTGAAAACGAACGGTAATGAAATGTTGTCCGCTTGCATTACCAAAACTACTTTGATAATGAACACCAGTTGCCGTATTTGTTGCAGTTGCCACACCATCAGCATACGATTTTTCGTAATACCGTTGACACAACGCTAGTTCTACACCAATAGGTCGTTGCTCAAACGGGGTTGCTTGAGTGCCTTCCTCCAACTGAATACCAGTAATACTCCAAGAGTTGCTTTCAGCAGAAGCAAGATTGGTTTGACCGACATAGCGGTTGGCGTTGGTTGTAGAAGCCCATGCAGTATTCAGAGTTCCGCTTGTATAGGTGCTTCCCGCACCCAAAACAAAGTTTAATCGCAAAGATTCATCATTGTCTTTATTAAATACACCTGTTGTGTCGGCAGGAAAAATTATGATTTTCTTTTCCCAAGTTGAAGAAGCATTGATTGTGTATGAAGCAGAGACTTGGCGAGTATTGTCGGTATCTATAAGTTCTGCAATATAGGTTCCCGTCAAGTTTGATTTCACCCAAAATGAAAGCGCAAAAGGTTTGGCAGATGCCGTACCTTTAGCAAACCGCTGGACATCTTGACCTTCAAATCTCTGTTGAAGAAATACATAATCACCACTAGAAGGTGAAGCATCAGCAGTTGTGCATTGAAGCGTTAAATTTTTATAAAAACCTGAGCCTGCTGGTACATTAGATTCAACGCTTTGAGTCCATTGACCCATTGTATTTGGAATAAATGACATCCTGTCAGCCGTGTAATAACCACTTGTGGTAATGCTTGCTGTTGATGTTCCTCGTTGTGCCACCTTCATATCGCCATTGATAACCACATTACGGAAACCAGAACCTGGATATGTTGGACCCCAGTTAGTACCGTCATACTGATAACCAATCTTTGTATCTGTTTCATAAATTGTTTGACCAGTCCACGGAGAAGATGGGCGAGTAGAAGAGGTTGCTTGGTACGGCGACATTGTTCCACCACCTAGTTCAACCCATGCTGAGTTGTAATAGATGTAAGAAGCACCAGTAGTTGAATTAAACCAAAGGTCTCCAGCAGATGGAGACACTGGGGCGGTTGCAGAACTTGTTAGTGGTGCACCTGCGCCTGTTGGTCCTGTCGCTCCAGTTATGCCCGTGGGACCAGTTGCGCCAGTAACACCAGTTGCTCCCGTTGCTCCCGTTATGCCCGTGGGACCAGTGTCGCCAGTAACACCAGTTGGTCCTGTCGCTCCAGTTATGCCCGTGGGACCAGTGTCGCCAGTCGCGCCAGTTGCGCCAGTAACACCAGTAGGTCCTGTTGGTCCTGTTACTCCGTCAACACCAATAGTTCCGTTAGTACCCGATGGTCCGGTTGCACCTGTTGCGCCAGTTAGACCCGTAGCACCTGTTGCACCAACCCCTGTTGCACCTGTTGCACCCGTAGGACCGACAGGTCCTGTCGCACCCGTAGGACCGCTTGGTCCAAGTGGTTGTGTGCCAACTTCAACCCATTGGGAGTCATAGTAAATAAAAGTCTTACCCGTGTCAGACTCAAACCAAATCTGACCGGCGACAGGAGCGCTCGGAGCTGTGTCAGAAATTGTTGCTCCACCTGCGGCAGTGGCGTTTACCCAGACAGTGCCGTTCCATTGCAGAACCTGATTGGTGGCAACGCTGGTTATTGTTACGTCTGTAAGGTCATCAAGAGTAGCAACGCTTGATGAGGCAACGGGTGTTACTGGAAGAAACTTGGTTCCATTAAACGTAAGTACTTGGTTGTTTGTCGCGCTAGTTGTGTCTACTTCTATCCCGTCAATGAAGAGAGTAGGCACTTTGAAGGTGTCGTCTGTTTTGAGGACGTTTGCTGCGTCACGGTATAGGTTTACATCTCCACCCTGAGTTCCGTCGCCCCAAACAAGGCGACCGCCACCTTGAATTTGAAGTCTTGCAAAAGTTTCTTGGTCTACAAAAATTGTCAATCCATCGGAGCCAGCAGAGGACAACTGCTTGATAGCGATTGGGGTTATAAATTTTTGAGCCATGACCTCAGTCGTTTCTCTTGTTAGTGCCCCTCAGGGCGTTTTATTAAGCTTTTTTGCCGAAGGCAGTGTCTTTTGGATTCATATAGCGAAGGATGACAGGAAGTGCTGCTGCCCAGAGAGCATTAGCAGCTAATTTAACATCGCTCGTTGCTGCGTATGTTGCTACTGCTGCACCAAGTACGCTTCTTGCGTATGATGCCGCGATTGCTTTTTGTTCTGCTGTAATTTTCATGTTTAACTGTCCTTGATTTTTTAGCCGATAACCACAACTATATATGCATTTAAAGTAGGAGCTGTCGCAAACGTAACTGTTACTGTGTTTGCGTCAGTACGAACTGTATCCGCAATGACTGTGTCGTAGCTTGCCGCGTCATACACTTGAATTGTCACGTCGCGCGTATTGAATGCGTGGACAACAGCGATAGAAGTGGCAGTGCCGTCGCCAACTGTTTTTGTGACTTTACGAGCAAGAGCGGGAGTGCTGACTCCGGCGCCCTGTGAGCCACCGGCCGCGAGGTTTGTTCTTGCGTTTGCCTCCGTTGAGGCGCCAGTGCCACCGTCAGCAACGGCGATATCGGAACCATTCCATGTTCCTGTTGCAATCGTTCCAAGCGTAGTAATGCTGTCATCGCCAGAGTATGTTCCACCTGCGACTGCTGCAAGCGTGGAATTGTACGCTTGAACATCAGTTCCAATAACTAATCCGAGCGTTGTTCGTGACGCAGAGGCATCAACATCATCAATAATTGCGCGGCCGTGCGTTGTGATGTCTGTTAAAGCGGCGCTTCCAGATCCGGTGAAGTACGGGAGTTTATTGGCAGCAGAAGTGAGGCCAGCAATCGCGGCAAGTTCTGCATCATACGCCTGGACGTCAGAACCGATTGCAAGACCAAGGTTTGTGCGAGCGTCGCCTGCGGTTGACGCCCCAGTACCGCCATCTGCAATCGCAATATCCGTGCCATTCCAAACACCCGAGGTAATTGTTCCAAGTGTCGTAATCGAAGATTGACCGACGTAAGTTGATGCAATGTCAATACTGTCAGCGTTAGCAGTAATACGGGCAGAAGTGCCGACGACATTGATTGTGTTACCAGTTTTAGTAAGACCATCGCCTGCTGTAACTTGACCAGCACCAGAGAATTGAGCAAAAGCAAGTGCTGTAGTTCCAAGGGTAATCGTATCGTTTGTTGTTAAAACCCAACCAGAGTCGGCGTTTACTGTACCTTCAGAGACGAAGGTGAACATTCCTGCCGTTACTTCGGCCGATGTGTCTGCGTCTGTTGCACGAACTGCGGCACCAGAAGCCTGAACAACGTAGATGCCATTTTCCGAACCTGTTGATTGGTCTTTAACAAGAACTCTGTCACCTGTGGCGAGTGTCACGCCGTCGACTGTGTCTTCGTTTTCTAAGCCAGAGGCAAGAAGAACGGCGGCAGTTGTGGCAACCCTCACTGACGCTTTGACATCAAGACCAGAACGGGCTGCGTCTACATAACCTTTTGTCGCCGCATGGGCGTCGGCGCTTGGTGTGGCAACAGAGATATTCCCACTCGCATCGCGCTTTACGAGCTTGCTTGCCGTGGCGCTAGACGTTGCGTCAGTAAGGTCGTTCCAGAAGGCGGCAGTAAGGAGACCAGCACTGTCTGCGTCAGCAACATTGAGCGTGACAGTGGTCGTTCCGTTTGCTTCAGAAAGCGTAATGGCATCAGTATTTGCTCCACCAGTTGCGATGCTATGCACAGTCTTTCTCCACGCGGAGTTGGCGTAGAGCATAAGAGTAAACGTGGTGGAGTTAAAATACATCCGTCCTTCGAAGTTTCCCGTAGATGGGTTAGTTGCAAGTACTTCGAACTTGGAGTTAATCAGCTGATTCTGATTAAGGTCAATATTTGTAAGAAATTTCTGTGCCATGGGGAGCAGCTCCTTATTGTCTATTCAAGCTACGTAAGGTACGCGT